AAATTCGCGGCACTGACCTTTTGAGTCATACTTATCACATGTGTGACAGCACTTCGGTACTTCTACTAAAAATATCGGTTTCTTGTGTCGCACGACTCCAGCTCCTAGTCAAAATTTGATAAAACTTGCCATCAAGTTTAAATGTAATTGATGATGGTGGGCGCGCTTTGTTCATCTGGTCAGCAAGAAAAGTCAGACCTTCGTCTTGGCTCATACTTTCAGCGCCTGTGAGCAGTGCGCCAGACGCTTGCGCCAAGTTGTAGAGTGTACGCATTGCTTTGTCGCCTGCGAAGCCCATGTAGCCTACAGTCAAGTACTCAATGACTGGCTTGTCGCTTAGACCGCCATAGTAAGTGACAGAGAGCATCGGTTTGCCTGACGTGCGACTGATCTGCTTGCGCCATGTCCATGAGCGAACGGCCAATTCACCATTGCTCTTGACCCCCATGATGTCATCGTTATGGAGAATGAATTTTTTCTCAGGCGGCAGAGGGAATGGCTCTTTGCAGTTTGGGCAAATCTTCGCAGAGATGTGGCAAATCTCATGGCAATGCTCACATACTTTGGTTGGCGGATCGCCCTCGCCCTCACCCTTTTTCTTGCTTGGCTGCACGTTGGTTACGGGACCGTGCATTGCGACGTTACCCGCAAAGTCTAAAACTAGACAATGATCAGTATGGCTCTTAGGGCGCATCCCACGCCCAGCCATCTGAACGTAGAGAGATGCTGACATTGTTGGTCGCAACATTACGAGCAGATCAATATTAGGATGATCAAAGCCAGTCGTCAGCACGTTAGCGTTTGTCACAGCTTGAATCTTGCCAGCTTTAAAATCATCGAGAATCTTCTCACGATCTTTTTTGTGCGTTTCGCCTGTCACACACTCTGAAGTGATTCCGTAACCATTCAACAGATGCGAGATGTGATGCGCGTGATCGACGCCTGCGCAGAAGAAGAGCCATGCTTTGCGATCGCCTGCGAGTTTGAGCACTTCCTCGACTACTTCACGATTGTTCTTTTCTGTGTCAATTGCTTTTTGTAATTCAGACTCAATGAACTCGCCCCCACGCTTATGCACATCAGACGTGTCTAAACGAAGCGCTGTGCGCGTTGAACGCAGAGTTGATAGATAACCACCTTCAACAAGCGATTCGATGCTTACAGGCTCTATAAGCGCGTCAAAGATAGCTGGCTTATCAGTGATCAAGCCGTGACCTAGCCTAAAAGGCGTCGCTGTCAAACCAATCACGCGCAGGTGCGGATTGATGATCGTGAGGTCAGTAATCAGCTTACGATAACTGCCCTCATCATTGTGGCTCACCAGATGACACTCATCGATCAAAATAATATCGATGTGACCGAGCTGATCAGCACGCTTACGAATGCTTTGAATACCTGCAAACGTGATCTCTTTGCCCAAGTCTTTTTTGCCCATGCTTGCGCTGAAAATGCCTAGCGGGGCGTCTGGCCAGTGCTCGCGCATCTTGCTTGCGTTCTGTTGGATCAATTCTTTGACGTGGGTGAGCATCAAAATTTTTGTCTCAGGAAACTCTTGCAGCGCATTACGACAAAACGCTGCAATAACGTGACTCTTGCCTGAACCTGTAGGCATCACAATGCACGGATTGCCCTCTGCGTGCTGCTCGAACCATGTGTAGAGTTGAGTTAAAGCGCGTTGTTGGTAGTCGCGTAATTTTGTCATTTCAGTTCTCGCGATTGATGAGTTTCATGCCATACTCGTTAATACCTTGATTTATTACTAAGTTTTGCTTTTTTCTAAGTATATTTTTCTTAAAAACGTCAAAATCAACACGATGATGCCACCTGTCGTAGCGCCAAGCAAGCGATGCGTAGTCTGGATACGCATCAACAAGCGTTTGTGACTTCTCTTTCTTTTTGTCGCCGTCAGCGTAAAGCTCTGTTGTGTTGCCGCCTTTCACGCTGAGCGTTGTCGCTTTATCTTGAAGAAAAGCGTTGAACATGATCGTGCACCAACCGTCTTTGAGCACGTCAAGCGACAAAGCAACATCTTCGTTGTACTTGAGTTTCCAACGATGCTTTAAATCATTGCGTATCAAAATGCACGAAAAAATGCGTGTATTTAATCTGAACGCTGGCATATCTGTGCGCTCTTCAGCAAAAAAGCGATACTGAAAGCCTGCTTGAGCGACGTTTTCGTAACGATCAGCAAAGTCTTCTGCTGCGCGAAAGATTGCGCCTGACCTGCACGGTATACGCTTATTTTTGTACAGACGCGCAAAAGCATGAATGTTGTCGTCGAGTACCCAGTGAAAGCTATGACCCTCACTGATTGCGTGCTCCCAACACCAGTTGCGAGCAGGGTAGCTGCCGAGACCGTGATTGCTGAAAGGCAACACAAGTATTTTACTGCGATCAATCACAGCAGCATACTGCTCATACTCTTGCGGCTCAACAGCAATTCTATAATTGACTTTCATAATCTCAAGCGCTTTGCTTGTCTTGCGAGTGTCAGCGCGACCTTTAGAGATGATGTACACAGGATACTTAGGATGATTGTTGTTCATTGTCATCGACCCATACTTTTTTATCATTATTCACTTTGACAGGAAACATCACGCTTTTAGTCGTGAAGTGAATGCGCTTGCCTATCAGCTCAGAGAACTCATTCATGTCTTCAATAGTGATGAAATTGACAACAATTGAATGAATTGTTTTCAAGTTGTTTTGTTCAAACTCTGGCATATCTTGCCACTCTTTGCGCCAATCGAACGCTGCGTCGCCAAACAAGTCTAGCGTTTTGTCGTCTTCATTCATAATTTTCTTCTTCGTCCAAAAAAGTTGTTTTATGTTTCCAAAAAGTTGGTCTGTTGTTCCATAATTTTGTTTTAATTTTTATGTAACCTAAATTTTTCATTTCTTCGTTAAACAATTTTGAAACTTTTTTTGCATCAACAAATACACCATCAATTTTGTACTCATTGAAGTGACCTACTGCGCGAGTGCCAAAAGCGTTTGCAATTAAAAATGCTCCCGGGTGCATCGTCTTCACAACCTCTCTTAAATGATCTATTGGGTCTTCAATGTGCTCAAAATATTCACTAGCAAAAACTAAATCAACATCTTCATTTAAGTTTTCTAAATTAGATTCAACCTTAAAGTCAAATTGTTTACCAAGATTCTTTGCAACATCAAATTGAATTGTGTTCTCGATGTTTGTGCCAGTTACTGATGCGTGTGGATACAGCTCTTTAAACGCTGCTGATGTATAACCAAAGCCACAGCCTAAATCCACAATTGCATAAATTGGCTTCAAGTAATCAGAAATGCTCATTGTTTCTAATGATTTAATTTTCTGCATGTCTAAAATATATCGCTTTGAGTAGACGAACCAACACGCCCAGAGTTCAGCAATGTAGTCGTCGCTGTTGTATACGTCGTAGTCGTAACGACCTGCTGCAAGAGCGTCGTACCATCTTTGCTCTAGCTTTTGATCTAATTCAATTGTTTTTCGTTTTTCTTTGCTCGACGTTAAATAATTGATTGTAGTATTTGCAATAGATTTAATTTTTATTTCATCGAATTTACGAAATACTTTACAACGTAATAAAAAATCATCAAGAGCTTCGTGTCTTTTTGTTTGTAGTACTGATTTTAAGTAAGTCATTCTATAATCCTTGCACCAGTAGTTGATCGCAAATCATCGACAAAGTTATCAGCACTCGCACACGCTTCAACATTCGCAATGATCTCGCTTGAGTGATAATCTATCTCGCTGTTCTCGACATCGCCGTGTGGGGTGTGCCAGATCACACCGTGCTCGCCCGCGCTGTATTTCCACGGCACGAGATTCGGATGAATGTTGTGAGCGACGCAACCAATACGCTGCTCATCGACGCTTAGCGTGTGATCGTACTTTTCGCAGAGCCATGTGCCGTCTTCTTTTGCTGTGCTGTGTGCGCAAGTGCGACAGTTCACTTCTTTGGTAGTGCGACTCTTATGGCAAAATTCATGCGCCGCGCAGAACCGACACTCAAACCAAGTCGGGTCTGTGCTAATGGGGGGCGGAAGCCTAGCATCTTTAACTAAACGATGCCCACGCTCGAGAGCTTTGACAGCAACAACCTTGTCAAATCGTACTCGCTCAGTGTAGATACGATCATCATCTTTGCATATTGAAAAGTACAGTGCCCGCTCTAACTTGAGCCCCATCATGTAAAGCTGCATCTGAACGTAGTGTTGCCATTTTGACTTCTCAACCCCATTTTTCTCAAGGTCAGTGAATGATTTGAGACCGTGCGTCTTGA